TTAGAACAACAAAAGACGGAAATAAAAAAGCATGGGCAAGAGGCGTAGGAAGTGTACAGATTACTTACACTGCTGGATATGCTGCTACTCCTTCAGATTTAAAACTAGCTTTATTTGACTTAGTAACATATTACTTAAAAGACGAACACAAAGAACGAAGAACAATAGCAGGAGCAACACTGCAGAATCAAGGAACATCTGGAGTAAGAGATAATACAGATTTTCCAGATCATATAAAAAGAGTACTTGATTTATATAGAGTAATAATTTAATGTCAGATGCAGCATTAGGAGCATTATTAGAAAAACAAATAATACCTATAGTACAAAGATCAACTTCTAGAACTAAAGGAAAAAGAGGAACTCGATTTGATTTAGAACGTTACCCAGGTCAAATATTTAGATTCGATTGGAAAGCACATGTAAAAGTGTTATCTAAAATGCATGCAAATGGACAGTTTTTAAACGATCCAAATACAGGTAAAGCAGTAAGTGATGAAGAAATTAAAAAACATTTACTCGATTGTTTCAATGTTTTTAAAAAGACAGAAGAACCAAAAGTAATTGGGTATAGCAGAACTTTAGAGTCTCATATAGATGGAGAGCCTGTAACAATTACAGTAACTAAAGAACGATTCAAAGAATTAGAAGCTGAAGCAAAAAAATCATCAACTAGATATTGGACAATGGTATGTAGAAACTATACAAAAGTACAAGAATTTACAACACCAAGTAAAGCCAATCTGGCTGTTAATTTAAATAGACAGTTAAATGTATTAGATAATAAAGTTTCAAATAAAACTTATGGTACAGCAGATGCGGGTAGGTTTAATTTTGACCAAGAAGTAGGGCATGGGTTTGGTAAAGGAATGGCTTCTTCTGGTTATGCAGCAGGTAGAGCAGCAGGTAAACTGCAAAAAATGGCAGGCTCTAATAGAATCGTTAGAGATGTAATTGAGAAAGATGAGATAAAAAGCAAACTTCAGAAAGTTATTAAAAAGTTTGGTATTGATTTAGAACATGCTTTTAAATTAGCTGATAATGATTTTGCAAAAGATTTTTTTCTTGTACTAACTTCTCAAGATAAAGACAACAACAGAGCAGAAGGATTTGGTGAAGCCCAGGACCTAAGAGACTTACAGGCGATATTTGAAGAAATAATACTAGAAGTAAAAGCTTCTCCATCCCTTAGGGATTCAGTAGAAGAACAAATATTTAGTTACTTTGAATCTCAACCAAAGCTACAAGTAGCAGGAAAAAGATCAAGAAAAAGCATAAAAAGTAAAGCAAAAACTGGAACAAAAACTTTTAAAGTAAGATCAACAAAAAGAACTCCAATAATAACAGGGGGAGTACAATTACAAGTTTCAAAAATTAAAAAGAAAAGAAGTAAAAGCAGAAATCCAAAACCAGTAAGTCCTTTGGGACTATTAATGTTACTAAATAAAAAACTACCTCAAAAAGTACAACAAAATATGGGATTACCAGGATTAGCAAACAGAACAGGAAGATTTGCGGCAAGTGTACAAGCAGTAAATATACAAGACTCAAAATTAGGAGTCCCAATGATAGACTATACTTATCAAAAGAACCCATATCAAGTATTTGAAACTAGTAGGGGGCAAAGACCTTGGTCAAGCTTAGAAAGAGACCCAAGAACTTTAATAGATGAGTCTATAAGAGAACTTGCTGCAGAAATGGCTTTAGGTAAGTTTACAACAAGGAGAGTTTAATTGGCAAATAGAGAGTACACAACAAGACGAAGCAGCGTTGTAAATGCATTTGTTAGTCATCTAGAAAAAATAGATGGCACAGGCAAATATAAAAGTGCAATAGCAGAAGCCTCTCCTAGAATTAAATTTTGGGATGAAGTAACAGAGTTTCCTGCAGTACATGTAAGTGCGGGAGCAGAAACAAGAGATTACAGAGGAGCGGGAGAAAAATTTAGATTTTTAACTTTAACTTTTCGTTGCTATGTAAATGAAGAAGATTCAGTAACAGCATTAGAAAAATTATTAGAAGATGTTGAAACAATAATTGAAGATAACAATCCTTTAACTTATACAGATCCTTTAGGGAATACCGTATCAACTATACAACATACAATATTAAGTATAGATACAGATGAAGGAGTTTTAGAACCGTTGGGCATTGGTGAAATTATTGCCGAAGTCCAGTATTAAACGAAAACGGAAAAGCAGATAAAAGTCTTGCTGACCCCTTTTCAAAGAAATTAGGAGAAAATAAATGGCGGATACATTTTATTTTTCGCGAGATACCAAAGTACATATAACACCGAATGATAGCGCAGGAACTGCAACATCAGATGTTTATTACATCCCTGTGTTAGATGGCTTTAGTTTTTCTCAAGCAACTAATGTTACAGAAGTAACATTAAATGAAATGGCAACAACAGCTGGAGTAAGTAGAAGAGCTAGACAAATGTTTACAGATTCTTATGCACCTGCAGAATGGTCATTTCAAACTTATATAAGACCTTTTGCTTCCTATGGAGGCACAAGAGGAACTGATGGACATTCTTCAGCAACAGACGGCGAACATCATGTTGTAGAGGAAGCTCTCTGGAATGCTTTAGTAGCTGCAGATGAGCCAACAGGAACTAATGATGGTTGGACTTACACAGGAACAACAAAAGCAACTCTTTCAGCAGCTAATTCAAATACAGTAGCATTAAATACTTTTACTATTGAAGTAGAAATGGGTTCTGGAAAATCAGAACCAGTTATTTATAAATTAGACAATGCAGTTGTAAATGAAGTTTCAATTGATTTTGATATCGATGGAATTGCAACAGCAAGTTGGTCAGGATTTGCTTCAATTATTACAGAAGAAAGTTCAATGTCAACAGCAACAATTTATGAAGGTACAGCAGCAGCTGACACAAACAACTTCATTAGAAATAGATTAACAGACCTTACTATTACAGCTGCGGATACATCAACGTTCCCAGGTGCTTCTAGCAATGGTATATACACTAGTACTTTGACAGGTGGTAGTGTTACTATTTCAAATAACATGACTTATTTAACTCCAGAAACTCTTGGAATAATTAATCAGCCTCTTGGCCATGTTACAGGAACAAGATCTATTTCAGGTAACTTTACTTGTTATTTGAATACTCCTTCAAGTGGTGCATCAAGTGCTGACTTGTTTGAAGATCTTATTGAGGCAACAACAAAAATTACCAACTCGTTTGACCTAGCGTTTTCAGTTGGTGGATCGGCGTCTACTAGTATTCCTAGAATGGTTATCAATGTAGATAAAGCCCATCTAGAGGTACCAACACATTCAATTGATGATATTGTAAGTTTGGAAGTAAATTTCCACGGCTTACCAACTTCTGTAGATACTACAGATGAGTACACAATCGACTTTGTAGGACCAGACGTAACTTAACTTTAGCGGGAGGGGAAACCCTCCCTCTTTTAACCAGGAAATAGAATGACAGAACAAGAAAATAAATCAATATCACTAGCGAGTTTATTAACTCCAAGTAAAACAGTTTCAGTAGACTACCCAGGAATGAGTGGATTCTCTGTAGATCTTTGCTATTTAGCGAGAGAAGAGTTAGTAAAACTTAGAAATCGCTGTGTATCTCAAAAGTTTAATCGTAAAACACGAGGATTCGAAGAATCACTTGACGAAGATAAATTTTTAGTAGAGTATGTAAAAGCTGTAATAAAGGGATGGAAAGGCTTAAAATATTCTTACTTAGAAGAGCTTCTATTGGTGGATATCAGTGCTCTCAATCCCGAAGATGAACTTGAGTTTAACCACGACAATGCAGAAACGTTAATGAAAAACGCATCTGACTTTGACACTTGGGTATCTGAAGTCACAGGTGATTTAGAAAATTTTACGAAGACCAAGTAAACAAAATACTTGGTCTGCTGGACATACAGTACAAAGAAGGACAGATAACTTTAGATACATATTTTGATTTATGTGAACAAAGTGGTAAAGACCCTGATCCTGACGAAATGCCACCTAGCCTTGAGGATTATCCTTATGAGGTACAGGTGGCTTTTTTATTGCATGACTTTTTACCTGATCGTTGGGATGGAATGAGTGGTTCTTACATGGGGAAAGATTTTTCTTCTATAGGAACATTACTGGATATTTGGAAAGTAAAAGATAAAAAAATCTGTCTACAATTTATAAAACATATAGAAGCACGACATTCTAGAAAAATTAATTTAGAAGGCGAAAAACGCAGAAAAGCAGCTGAACAAAAAGCGAAAAGACCTCGCGGTGGCGGGGGTATTAGTGTACAAGGATAAATGGCTAAAAAAGAAATAAAAATTCCGATTAAAGTAGATGGTAAGCAAATTTTATTAACTCAAAAAGAGATAAAAAAATTAGCAAAAGAAACTACTAAAGCTGCAAGCGGCTTTGATGCAATGAGTACTTCGCAAAGAGGTGCAGATCGTGCAGCTAAAGGTCTATCAAGACAATCGTCAAATTCAACAAAAAACTTTTCAAAAATGCAACAAGGCATCAGCGGAGGACTTGTTCCCGCATATGCTACTCTTGCTGCCCAAGTATTTGCTGTTAGTGCCGCCTTTCAATTTTTACAAAACTCTGTAAACTTTAAAAATCTTATAGAAGGACAAAAAGCTTTTGGTTCTGTTACAGGTACAGCTTTTGGAACAATTACATCAGCAGTACGAGCAGCTACAAATGGTCAATTAGCATTTGCAGAAGCCGCACAAGCTACAGCAATTGGTACAGCCGCAGGATTAAATAGAGCACAACTAGAACAGCTAGGAAAAGCAGCTAGAGATACATCACTTGCATTAGGAAGAGATTTAACAGATTCTTTTAATCGTCTTATAAGAGGTGTAACAAAAGCAGAACCAGAATTATTAGATGAATTAGGTATTATATTAAGACTTGATCCTGCTTTAAAAGCTTATGCAACAAGTATAAATAAAACTAAAGAAGAATTAAATGCTTTTGAAAGAACACAGGCAGTATTTAATGAAGTAGCTGGACAAGCTGAAGATAAATTTGGTAGAATAACAGAAATAATGAATCCAAGTGCATTTGCGCTAGCACAATTTGCTACTGCTTTTGATGACTTATTAAATATTTTAAAATCTGGAGTTGGATTTGTTGCACAAAAACTTTTACCTTTCTTTACTGAAAATATTTATGCATTAACTGCAGCTTTATCTCTTTTTGCCCTTCCAATAATTAGAACTATATTACCTTCTTTTGCAGCTATGGAAACAAAAGCAGCAGAAAATCTAAAAGGTTTACAAGGTTCTTTAAAAGAAACAGAAAAATCTATGAAAAGCTTAGCTGTTTCTCAACAAGCTATGGATGCAGGTGATGCAGGTCGTGCTAAAATGACTACCTCAGGTCAATCTGGTGCAAAGACAATGCTTTCAAAAGCAGGAGTAACTGTAAAAGGAGACTTATCACAAAGACAAATTGCTGCCTATAAAAGGTCAATGGATCAAAAAACAGGAATTTATAACAAATTTAATAACCAAGAAAGAATAGCATTTAAAGCACATTTAGCCAAATTAGATGCAGTTCATAAAGCTTCTACAAACAAAAGAAAATTACAAACTCAAATAGCAGAGCAACAAAAACAAGTAGCTTTTAAAAAAACCGAAATGGTTTATAAAAGAGCGCAAATAAGAATGGTTCAAGCTACAGCACTTGGTGCAAAAGCTATGAATAAAGCTATGGCAGCCGCGGGTATCATAGGTATAATAACTTTAATTGCCTCTGCAGCAGTTTCTTTATTCAATTTCTTTAGAGTAAAAGATAAAGAGGCTGAAGCAGCAAAAGAAAGAATGGATGGTTTAACAGATTCTGCAGAAAAGTTAAATTCTGAATTAGGAAGATCATTAGAGGTAAGAGCACAAGGATTACTTTCAGTTGGGCAATATGCTATGCAAACTGCAAAAATGATACAAAGTGCTTCTGCCCAAGTAATGGCAGCTGAATTTGCAGCTACAGCAAGCTCTCAAACAGATAGAAGAAAAACAATATATATACAAAAAGGAGAACGAAAAGAAGTATTTAAAGATAAATCCTTTCGACAAAATATAAAAGAAACAGAACAAAGTTTTAGATTATTAGCAAAAGGTTCTCTTGATGATCTTTCGAAAGCTTATGAAGATATTGCGAATACAGTAAAAGAAGGAAAAGCTCCTACAGAGACTCAACTTAATAACTTGAAAAAACTTGAAGGAGAATACATGGGGCTTGCTCAATCAGTAGAAAGAGCTGCTGAAGTACAAAAAACTTTTGACCAATCTTTAAGAGGGGCAGTAGGACCTAAAAGACAATTTCAAGCATTAAGAAGTTCAGGAAAAGCTCTTGCAGAAAATTTAGATAATCAATTAATAATGCTTGAAAACGATAAAAAGCTTGCTGAAAAAGAAAAGGCTAAATACGATCTAGATAAATATAATCAGCAGAAAAAATCTTTAACTGATCAACAAACAGCACAAACAACAATGAACTCAACTCTAGATGAAATTTTAGAGAAAGAAGATCAAATAGCTTCAAAAACCCAAGAACAGCTTAGAGCAAAACTAGCAATAAGTCCTTTAAATTCAGCTGCAAATCAAATAGCAAGAGCGGAAGCAGGAATAGTAGATAAAGTATTAGCTGCTCGAAAACAGCAATTAGCAGTAGAGGTAGCAGAAGCACAGTTAGCTGCTGCAGGAAAAGAAGAAGAAAAGAAAGATGCTAAATTTAATTTAGAATTACAAAAGGATCTACTTGAAACAAATAAAGCACAAATAACTGCTGAAGCAGAAAAAGTAGCTTTACAAGAAATACAAATTAAAAATGCTGAAATATTGAAAAAACTAGGAATGGAATCTACTTTAGCAGGAGGAAATGTTGCTTTATTTAATGCAACTTTTGAAAATGCTAATAAATTTATGAAAGGCACAAAAGCATATCAAATGGCATCTATACGAGATTCAGCAAATTATAGAATACAACAATCACAAGCAAATACAGAAAATAACAAAGCTAGATTAGAGAACCAAAAAGTTAACGCGGACCAACAAATGGTAACTCTACTAAATGCCAGAATTAAACAAGAAGAAGAATTAGGTAGATTAAATGAAGAAAAAATTAGATTTGAATCTACTATGATAGGTCAAACTATGCTAGCCGCAGGACAAGCAGGAGCAACAGCTCTAGAATCTTCAGCAACTTCAGGCATTATTGGAGTTATAAAAGGAGAAAAAAGCGAAAAAGAAGCTCTAAAAGAAACAGCGCTTGCAGTTGCAAACGCAGTATTAGAAAGTATAATTAGTAGTTTAGTAGCTTCAGCACTGTCTGCTATGGCTATTACTACCCCTGCAATAACAAGTGCTCATGCAGCAGGTGCAGGAGTCGCTGCCTCGGCAATAACTACTGCATTTGCTACTGGAGGAGCGACAGCTGCTGGAATGATAAAAGCAGCTATGACGCTAGGAGGAGGCTTAGGCTTTAGATATGGTGGGATTGTAAGCGCAGCAGAAGGAACAGTTGCATCAGGACCACAGTCAGGGTATCCAGCAATTCTTCATGGAACAGAAGCTATAGTACCATTAGGGCAAGGAAAAAATGCAATTCCTGTAGAATTTAAAAACGCTATGCCTACAGGAGCAACAAATTCAGTAGTAAATGTTACTATAAACAGTGATGGAAGTACACAAATGGATGAGAGTGAGGCTACACAATTTGGACAAGCAATACAATCAGCTGTACAAAATGAAATAGCAAAACAAAAAAGATCTGGCGGGATGCTAGATAATACCTTATAGGACGATAAAATGGCATTAGGATTTACAGACTTAACAAATACACAAAGAATACCAGATAAAGGACTCAATGCAACTTCAGAACCAGTACTATTTTTAACACAATTTGGGGATGGGTATGAACAGAGAGTTGCTAATGGAATAAATAATTTAAAACAAACTTTTTCTATTAGTTTTGATGATAGAACAAAAGAAGAAATTGACGATATAATTGCATTTTTTGTAAATAAAGCGGGAGTAACTTCTTTTGACTTTACTTATCCAGATTCAAATAATTCAGGAGAAACAACAATAAAAGTTATTTGCGAAAGTTGGTCACAATCTTGGAACTATGATGAATTTTATAGTTGTTCAGGAACATTTAGAAGAGTATACGAATCATGACAGATAAGTTAATGGTAGAAGATCTACAAAAACAAACTCCAGGCTCTGCTCTTGTACATCTTTTTGAGCTACAAATTAGTGAATCTTCGTATGTATACTTTCATAATGGGCTTGATAACGATTTATCAAGTTTACAATTTAGAGATTATGATACAAACAGTACTATAAGAACTTATACAGCAATACCTGTACAAGCAGAAGGATTTGAACAAGCAGCCTCAGGTCCAACAAATAGACCAAATATTGGTTTTGCAAATGCAACTTCAGTATTTTCTTCTGCTGTAGGAGATTATGATGCTCTTATTGGCAAAAAAGTAATAAGAAGAACAACTCTTAAAAAATATTTATATGGAGAAAGTGAGGATGCCAGCCCCCCTGTTGAATACCCAAGACAAATATATTTTATAGATAGAATAAATCAAAGAACAAAAGGAACAATCTCTTTTGAACTTACTTCTGCTTTTGATTTAGAAGGAATTAAAGTACCGGGAAGACAAGTTGTTGCAAATGGATGTCCTTGGATTTATACAGGAGCAGATAAAGGATTAAATGAGCATGAAAAAGTAGGCGGATGTACTTGGAGTAAAGAAGGAAAATTCAAAGCAAGTTACAAATCAACTTTAGACGGAGAAACTGAATATATAGTACTTGTAAATGTTGATGATGAATATATTGTTCCAGGCTCAGGAGAAAGTGGAGCAATAACTTTTACAGCTCATACTACAGGAGGAATTTCAGTAAACGGATATTACTCCAATACAACAACTTTAGGAACAGCAAGTGGAGTAAGAAGAATAAACGAAAATGGACTTATAGATACTGCAGCAGATTCTTCAACAATTACAAATTATTGGCAAGCAAAAAAGACAGAAGGAAGTCCAGGAACTTTGACCGATAATAATACAAATGTAAATAGAATACGATTATGGACAACTTGGGATAGTTCTACAACTTACTATGCTTATACAGAAGATAGACACAATGATTATGTAAGATACACAAGCGGAGGTCTTACTCGTCTTTGGAAAGCAAAGAAAACAAACATAAATCAAGCTCCTGGTTTCAATGAATATTGGGAACTCGGCGACATATGTGGAAAAACTTTAGAGTCTTGTAAAAGAAGATATGGATGGGATCCTAAATCTGCGGGAACAGCAACTACAACAGGAAAAGCAAACCCAGATACAACAGCCGTTTTAATGTTTGGAGGTTTCCCTGGTGCAAAAAGATTTAAATAGTTTATTAGAAGAAATTTATTTAGAAGCTGAAAAAGCTGCTCCAAAAGAAATGTGCGGGTTTATTATTCAGCAAAATAACAAAACAAAATGGATTTTATGTGAAAATAAATCCGAAAATAAAAATGAGTTTAAAATTGACGGACACGCTTTCGTTAAATATCAACTTACTTCAAAAATTTTATATGTAGTCCATAGTCACTACATGGAAGATTGTAAACCAAGTCAACATGATATAAATGGGTGTAATGAAGTTGACATACCTTACTTAATTGTAAGCTACCCACAAAAAGAACATTATATATTGGAACCAGCATGACAAGAAATATTTATTTAAAAGGAAAAATGGGAAAACTTTTCGGTGAGCATTGGAAACTCAATGCATCTACTGTGCGCGAGGCAATGAATGGAATAGATGTACAAAGAGAGGGAAAACTAAAACAATATTTAATAGATTGCACTGAAAAAGGAATTGAATTTACAGTACAAAGAGGACAAGATTTTTTAGAGTACGATAATTTGCAGATGGAGCTAGGAAATGATGATATAATTATAACTCCACTTCCAGTTGGTGCAGGGAAAACAGCAGGACGAATAAAAGCAATTATTGGAATAGCACTAATTGTAATTGGTGTGCTTTCCTTAATGTCAGGAAATCCCATACTTGCTGTAGGAGCTTGGTATCTAATAGGTGCAGGTGCCTTACTTGCAAGTATCGGTATAGTTGAAATGCTTACTCCAGATACTCCCAGTAACTCGAAGGATGGATATTTATTCAATGGACCAGAAAATAGTGTTAAACAAGGCATCCCTGTGCCTTTATGTTATGGAGAGTTAATAGTTGGAGGAGCTCCAATTAATTTTGGGTTTACCGATAGACGAGCAGATTATGCTTCAGGATTTTCAAGAGTTACAGTTTCAGAATCAGGTTATGGGTCGCACGACACTTATGGAAGATACCAAACTATAACAAATAATACAGGCGGTACAGGCGGCGGCAAAGGAGATGATGGAAGATCAGGAGGAAGTGACACTGACTTCTCCTTCAACAGCGGAAAATAATTATGGCAGTAAAAGGAATAGGAAATGGAAATGATGGATACTACGGCGGAAAAGTAAGTAATACTTCGGAACAAACAGCTGTAGTATATGATCTACTTTCTGAAGGTCCAATTGAAGGACTTGTAGAGGGTGCTGCTTCTATATATTTAAATGGAATACCTATTATAAATGAAAGTCAAAATAAACTTTGGGGAGCCTCAACTTCACGAGATGTTAGTTATAACGCTAGCACTGGAGTAGTAACAGATAATACGAGTACTATGTTTGTAGATCGTAATAGCGATGAAGGAACATATTATATACTTATCGCAGGTGCTAAAAAACAAGGGTCAGGTATTGCAACAACAACAGCAGACTCAAAAACAGTAACAACTTCAACTGCTTTCTTTGCTTCAGACGATGAAAGATTCAAAGCAAATACAACTTTTCTTTTAAGTCAGTATGTAGTTATAAAAGATGCAGGAGCAAATGGAGCTGACTATATTGGTTATATAACAGAATTTACAAGCTCTACAGAAGTAACAGTTCATCCCCCCGTCCCTACAACAGTTTCTGGAAAAGATATAGAAATAGATTTAGTTGATGCCATTTCTTCTTTTTCTGGTAACACTGCTACTCTTGCAAATGGAGGAGGAGTAAATGTTTCAAATGGTTTCTCTGAAATGTCTGTGCCTACTCAAACAGCACAAAGTACTCCTAAATTAAATTTTGAAAGAGTTTCTTATGCATTTCGTTCTGGATACAGAGATCAAGGAGTATTGCCTGGCCCGGGAGGATTAGGTAGTGGTTCAATTGCTGCAAGTGTCGGAGCAGAATTACCTGCAAGTTACTATGGTTATTTAAGTAATGTTTCAACAACTCCTGCAGATGATGGAAATTGGATAAATGCAACAGAACCAACTACAGGAGACACAGGAATAGAAAGAACTCATACTCAAATGGGAGTTACAAATCCAGAAGAAGTAGATCAAATAAATATAACTATAGATTTTCCTCAAGGATTGTATGGATATAAGAGTAAAAATGGTAGAGAATTTAATTCATTTGCTGAATTTCAGATATTCTTTTCTTATACAAAAGATGGATCAAATTATACAGACACACTCCAATTTGGACCAACTGACTCTAGCATAAATACAAGACAAATAGATTTTGGAGGAAGACAAGGTAAACCCATTATTCCAACTAATGGATACTATGAAACTCTTACGAAAACACCTTTTACAAGAACATTTAGTTTTGATATAGAACAATTTAAACCGTTTGCAGGATATAAAGTAAAAATTAAAAGAGTAAATATTGCAAATGCAACTCATGGAACGACTCAACAATATAATGGTACTACTGTAAAAGCAATTGAAAATATTATAAAAGATAAATTATCTTATCCTTATACTGCGTATGGAGCAGTAATATTTGCAGCAGAAGAATTTACTGATATTCCAACTCGAGGCTATCACATTCGAGGACTTAAATGTAAAGTTCCAACTAATTACTTTTCTCGCCATGAGTTAAGTGAAGGAGCAAATGCTTCTTATACTAGAAAAGTCGTGGACAATGGTGGAGGAAGTTTTACAGTTACAAATGAGTCAAATTATCAAGATTGGGATGGTAACTTTAGAGGAGATATAAAAACTTTTACAAGTGCAAAAGATCCCAACCATAATCCAATTTGGACAGATAATCCTGTTTGGATTATAATGGACTTATTAACAAATGACAGATACGGTCTAGGAAAGTATTTAGATCCAGACAATGACTTTAAATATATAGACAAATTTAAATTATTTCAAATTGCAAAATATTGTGATGAGCTGGTTCCAGATGGAAAAGGAGGAACAGAACCTCGATTTTCTGCAAATGTATATTTAAAACAAGGAGCAGAAGCACAAAAAGTTATAAAAGATTTATATAGTGTTTTTAGGGGGATGCTACTATGGTTTGATGGACAAGTTTCTGCAAGTGTAAATGCGTACAAAAGTCCTATTTATACTTTTACAAAAGGCAATGTTGTAGGGGGAGTATTTGCTTATCAATCAAGTTCAAGACGTAATCGATCAAATCAGATAAGAGTTACTTGGAATAATCCAGATACTTTATATGAACAAGACGTAGAAATTGTTGAGGATACTGAAAATATAATAAGTACAGGAAGAATAAATCCAAAGGAAATTGTTGCTTTTGGTTGCACAAGTCAAGGTCAAGCAAAAAGATTTGGTAAATGGCATTTACTTAGTGAAAAACTAGAAAAAGAAGTAGTTAGTTTTGAAACAGGTTTAAATGCAGCTTTTTTACTCCCAGGAGATGTAATTGAAGTACAAGATGCAGATACAGATGATGTTCAATTTAGTGGTAGAGTAAGTACTTCTACTTCTTCAACAACAACAAGAGTATATTTAGATAGAGCAATTGATCTAAGTGCTGCAAGTACTACATTTGAGTTAAATCTTATATATCCAAAAGGAGGGGCTTATTTATCCCAAGTTTCAGCAGTAATTAATTCTACAACATATCAAAGAGGAGATTTAATATTAGTTGATGAAGATGGAGCTGCAGTAAATACAGAAGCTAAAGCAAATAATGTAAAGGATGATAATGGCGACCTAGTACAATTATTCTGGTCAGAAGAGGCTAGAATCGAAACCAAGCAAATCTCTAATTATAATGCATCTGGTGATGTAACTCTATCTTCTGCTTTTTCTGAAGCACCAAATGCAGAAGTAATTTGGTCTATTACAGCACGAACAGATGCAACAGGAGAAAAAATTGCTGGATCTCCAAAAGAATATGTCATAATATCTAATACTGAGAACTCCCAACAGCAAACTTATCAAATTACAGCAGTAGAATACAGTCACGATAAATTCGATATTATTGATCGTGGATATACTATTGATATTGTTCCTCTAGATAGAAAAAGTCCTACAAGAACAGAAGAAGTCCCAGCGCCTAGAAGTTTTATACTTACTGCGACACCTGGGGGAGCAGACGATACAAAAGATACAGAATCAACACCTGAACTAGGACTTAATTTATTAGCAAGTTGGGAAGCGCCTGAATCTACACGATTAGATGTTGATGGAAATGCAAAAACAACGCCTTATGAATTTATTGCAGGATACGAAATAAAAATAAATATTCCAGATCCAACCACTGGAAGAACATCAAATGTGTACAAAACAGGACCAAGTACAAATTCATATACATTTAAAGACATTGCTAGAGGCACGTATACAGCGCATGTAAGAACAGTAAATACTCAAGGTAACTATTCGAATTATATAACTGCAAATATAACAATTGATCTTGAAAAAGAAACAATTGATAATAAATCAAGAATTGGTTTAGTAGCTTTAGGAGGTCAACTAAATCAAAATTTAGCAATTGATTCTTCAACTGGTTTAGCAGAAATAGGATCATCAAGTTATACTTATTTATCTCCAAACTCTACAGAATATTCATTTTCATCGACAGGAACAGGTAATTATCAACAAAGTTTTTCTGGTATGGGAGCAAGCGCAACAGCTTATTTATTATTTGATGCTTCTTCCAATACAGATAAATTAAAAGCAGTAGAAGTAATTGAGAATACTACAGCAACAACAGCAAACGGAGAAAAGTTATTATTTCAATATATTGCAGAATTAGGCGCTTCAAATGATGGTTTAACAGCAATAAGTGGAACAATTACACTAGCAGCAGGAAAATCAATTGTAACAGGAAGCAGTACATCTTTTACTTCTGAGTTTGCTGTAGGAGATAAAATATTTTTTGGAACAGGAACATCTTTATTTCAAGCAAAAATTAACTTTATCTCCTCAGATACAAAAATAGAATTAGACAGAGTTTCTACAAGAAGTTACAGTGGGGCTACTGTTTCTAAACTAAGTTTTATACCTGATTTTAAAAATGACGCAATACTAGCAAGAGTTGCAACAGATGGAAGTACAGCGTATTCTTTTAGCCAATTCTATGCTATAACAGCAGGTGTTACAGGAGCAGATGGTGTAGACGGATCAGCAGGAGATGACGCAAGAGCAGTAAATTTAACGATTGCAGATCAAACTTTTGAATACGATACAAATGGAGCAAATCCAAGTCCTTCTTCTGCTACAGCTACTGCAACAGCTCTTAATACAAGTGAAACTGTATATTATGAGTTCTTTAAAAATGATGTAAGTGTTCAAAATACTACATCAAATACGTACTCTTATTCAGCACCTTCAGCGTATACAAGTATGCCAGAAAAACTCGAAGTACAAATACGAGAAGGATCAAATTCAGGAACAATTCTTGCAAGAGATCAAATTACAGTTTCCGGATTAAAAGCTGGTGTGAATGCAATAACAACTATACTATCAAATGAAGCACATACTTTACCTACTACAAGTGCAGGTCTAGTAACTTACACAGATTCAGGCACAGATATCGAAGTATGGAATGGAACAACTCAAGTTCCTTATGATGGATCTTCTCCGTATGCTTCACCTTCTTATAGAGTATCGGCTTCGGGGTCAGATATTACAGTTGGAAGTGCAAGTACAGTTTCAACATATACAAGACGATTCGCTGATCATAATAATATGACTCAGAATAATGCAGTAATTACGTATACAATTATAGTAAAAAATGAGGCAGGAGTAGAAAATACATTTACAAGAAAACAAACTTTTGCAAAATCTATACAAGGTGCAGATGGCGATCCAGGTGCACCCGGGGCAAATGGTCCAAAAACATTAACACATTTTGTATATTTTCAAACAAGTTCAGCAAGTGCACCTGCAACACCGTCTGCAACAAGTTATACATTTAGTACAAATAGTTTTTCAGGTTTAACAAGTGGTTGGGCAACAACTCCACCAACTTTTGCTGCTGGAAATACAAATAAATATTGGTACTCATACTTTACAGCAGAAGAAAATACAGCAGGAGGAGATACGGCATCAGGCGGTAATTTAAGTTTTTCATCTTCTGTGCAAGGAATAGGATTTAATGGGCTAGTAACTTTTACTGGAACAAATTCAATAGATGATGGTAGTGGTAATTCTTTATCTTTTGGTTCCTCTGGTACTACAACTATTGATGGTGGAAATATTACAACGGGAACTGTAGCGGCTGCTCGTATTACAATAACAGGTAAAAATATATCTGACTTAAATAATAATAGTGGTTTTACAAGTTTTGGAGCATCAGATGTTCAAAATGCAATAACAAATAATGTAACAACTATTGATGGTGCAAAAATAACAACAGGAACAATAGCGGCAGCAAGACTCGATGTGAGCAATATTGTGATAGGCAATCTTAGTGGGGCAAGTAGTTTTAAAGGAGGCTTATCTAATTTAAATAATCCAGGTTCTGCTATAACTCCTACTGATGATACTGTTGCAAATACTAAGACGACTGCTTCAGCAGCAGCTGCAGCGGCAAATTCGCAAGCAAAAACAGCAGGTTCTATTGGTGGCTGGGCTTTATCAAGTACAACTATAACTTCAGGAAATATAACACTAGATAATTCAACCTCACGAATTTTAATTTCGGATTAATTATGACAGCAAGAGTACTATTAGGAAGCGATGGATCAACTTATACATTAAAGGTTGCAAGAAAAGGAGACAATGTACTTAGTCCTAGTAATCCTTTAATTTTTGATAGTACAAAAAGTTATTGGCAAGGGCAAGTTTATGCCGGTGGACAAGCTTCTTCTACTACTTCAGTAACTTGGTCTGCAACAAAAGGAGCAATTAATATTGCCTCTACAGATGTAATACCTTTAATTATTGCAATAGATAATAGTAGAGGTCCATATAAAGTACTTGGAGCTGTTACAAATGGTTTGGACGGTACAGATACTCGATTTGTATCACAAGGATCAAGTTTTCAAAGTACAACAACAACAATTGCGGGCTCTTTATTTGCAGCAAAAAATCCTAGTACAAGTGTAGTAGCAGAGCCCATGGGAGGAACAAGAACGTCTACAAATTTAAGATTTCTTGTTTTAAAAATTCCATGTGCATATGGATTTATGAGCAATACTTATATGAGACCAGGGACTAGTTAAAATGGCAAATAGAATATTACTTGGAAAAAGCACAAATACAAATTTAGGTCATTCAGGCGGCAAGTTTGGGTTATATATTTCTGCAAACGGAAAAGATGTAACAAGCTGTAATAAAAATGAACTAATATTTAATACTGATAATCTTGGAAATAGTTCAGGAGCTATTGATGTAGGTTTATTTCAAAATGTACCGCTAATAGTAGGAGGAAATGAAGTAAGAATAGCAGATTTTAGTGCGTCTGCAGGAAGTACTGCTTCTCTTACTACCCAAAATTTAGGAGCTGGAAGTATTATCTATGGAGAAGTAACAACTACTATGGGTAATGATCAGAGTGGTACAGCAAATTCAAGTGGTTTTACAGGTGCTACCACAGCTACTGTTTCAAACACTAATTTGGTTGATCCCGACGAAGGAACTGTTCCTAATGTATCAATTACAGGAAAAGTAGCAGTTATAAAATTTTTTAACTCTACTTCAGCATTATTTTAAAATGGCAAATAGAGTAGTATTAGGATCAAATGGCAGTGACTATGGATTATTTGTTTCTCAATATAATGATAATGTATTAAGCCCTAGTAAGCAATTAGCTTTTGATAGTAGGGCATTTGGAGGTTTACCAGTGCACGCATTTGGAGAAGGTATTTTAGCAGCTCCTACAGTAACTTCTAGTACTCCTACAGCAACTAGAAGTACTTCTCCAATAGGATATACTAATTTAGGATTTACACCTTTATACGCCCTTCGATGGTGTTATGACAGCGATATTACTACTGGAAAAGCAGTAAGAGTTTATACTCCTGCATATTTTGTATCTGTAGAAGATGTAAGTGATTTTAATGGAGCAACAGAAGAGGAAACAGTATATACAGAAACAAAAGCTGGAGGAGCCACAGCATCAGCTGGAGCGGCTAGTATTGTAATTACTAATCATCATGCAGGAAAAACAGTGAGTATAGTTTCAAATGACAGTGGGTTAGCGCCCTCTGTCGTTACAGGGCAAGGAGCAGAAGGCATCTATTATGCATGGATAGTTTTTGCAATAGAGGATTGGACAAATGGAGAAGGAATATGATATATAATATATTTTATAATAATACAACAAAAGCAATTTCATGGGTTACTAATGCAGACTGCGATGAAAATATGATCTCAGATCAAGCAGATGCAGGGCTAACACATATGACATTAGAATTAGAAGAGTTTAATATATGTGATAATCACTATGTTAACAATACAGGAGATGGAATAGTTGAGTATAGTACTTTTAATCCTACTATATCAGCAACAAATATTCAAACAGATGGAACTTCTACAATTTCAAATATTCCAGAAGGAACAGAAGTAGAAATTTTAAGAGGAAGAGATATTATATCAAATATAACAATAAACTCTGATGAATCATTAACACTAACAGGCGTAATGTCTGGAACCTACTTTATAAATCTTACGAAAGATAAATATTATGGATATACAACAACAATAATCGTAGAGGGACAATCATGAATATAAATTTAGAAAAGACATCTCCTTCTGTTTCAGATAAGAGAGAAGCTTACTATAAATCATTAAAAGAACAGCTGGATGATTTATACCACGATATAGAAAATGGAAAATTTGGAGAAAACGCAAAAACATCAACTTTCTATTTAAATAGAAAAGCAGTAAAAGATAAATATCCTAAAACATAAGGTTTAATGATTTCACATTCCAAAAATAATACTTGACATCAGGTCTGATTTTTTGGTATAATTAATTCATTGGAGGTATAAGAAATAACCATGAGTGCAGGCACTTACAACATAAAAATCGATCAGGGATCAGATTTCTCGTTACAG